GTCCAATAACCTGTACAATGGGTCGCTTGCCTAAATTATGCTCAACCACGATTGTACCGACGTTTTCAAATGTTTCTCGCTCGACTCTGGCAAATAATGCGTCAGACTCGGTTTTGGTATAATACCGCCCGTCATGGTCTGCACTGGTTTTATGGACGGCTATAGCCTTGTTAGGGTCTTTTACGATTGGCCCACTGCCACCAGGATCCTCGGTTATTGTTATCGCTGCAGCGGGGCCAAGTTTCTCCTGGCGCATTGTTCTATCAGTTTGATTTTTAAATACTTTCGCTAAATTAGGCATATAAATACCTCCTAAGCAGCATAATGATAGCATTTAATACTTGTCGCAAAAACCGGACTGCCATCCGCTTGCATTTGATGTGACATTTCAAAGATCCGATAAATCTCGCTGATCGTGGTTGTTGTTTCAATAATTCTGAGGCAGTCACCGATTTGTAGATAAGGGTTCCCCACTACAACGAACGACACTACGCGGGGTTTAGGGTTCATTGCATCAGCAGCCCTCTGTGCAAGTACGGCGCATTGTTCGACTGTGCTCGCAAGATCAGTCGCTTGTATGGGCAATGTCTTGCCGGGTAAGAGACCGTAGTAATCGGCAGCCGGCCATTCAACTGAGGCGGATATGGTATTGCCGTCAATATCCTGACTTATAACCACCACGGTTCTGTAAATTTCTGCATCGCTAATCTTGTATCCCAAGGAAAAAATGTCTATTCCTTCCCTAAACTCATACACTTCAACAGGAGCTGGCTCGACAGCCTTGCGATAGTATATCTCCCCACCTTCATCACAAAACCATTCAAATCCAGCTAGCTCAGCAAGTCGTTGGAAATAATCAGCATACTGTTCTTGACTAAACTCGATTTTTGCGATGGTTAGTCCGGTTACTTCGGTATGAATTTTGGAATCTGCAAAGCCAGCCTTTTGTGCCATATCTCTAAAAATAAATTCTGGCGTCTGATTGATATAAGATAAGGCATAAACAACTACCCCATCCACAATTGTCTGAATCATCTGGTCTAGTGCTCTTTTTGCAAAGTCGCGGGCGACAAATGTAATCTCTGCTGGATAGGTAGTCATTTCAGGTTCATCAATCAATCCTGTAAATACTAACTGCTGATTATTGCCATAACCAAGACATATCTCCACTATTTTGTTAGGCCAAATTACGTGATACCAATCTCCCTCCAGATCAGGAGCATAGAGTCCGCCTTTATTGTCAAGAACAACCGTAGCCTGAGAAGCAGATCCTTTTGACCGGTCAATCGTGATACTTTTAATTGGCACACTCAGTTTTTTGATGTCAAATCCAGCCATGTAAGTTGCGGTGTAACCTTCGCCATCAGCAGCAACAAACTGCAATAATAACCTGCCCTGATAATTTAAATACAGCTGAGCGTTTCGGCTCAGATATTCGAAGTGGGAATTGTCTAAATATGCCCAGTTTGCTTCATTTTTCAGGTCTTCCCAGCTGTTTATATTTGAGCAAACAAAAATAGAATCGTAATCTGTGTCAAATTCAGATATCGCGTACCCATTTCCGGCGGGATTAATATATATCCCTGATATATGTCGGCCTACTGAGAGCCAGTATACTGACGTAGCTTCGCCCGTCCATGAAACGCCATCGTTGGTTGAATAATACCAAGCGCAAGTAATTGACAAGCTATCTTTTTGATAGCAAAATAAAGTCCCATCTGGCAGCTGAGCCATTTGCCCTATACAGGTAGTCCTAGATATATGTATTTCGTTAAATACAGACGTCCATGTGGCACCATAATCCGTAGATCGTATGAATCTCGTACCTACATACCAATACCCAAAACCAGCGTATTGTAAATCGGCCAACGCTAAAATCAATGACCCTTCTTGAGTCATCAGGCAGCCTTTAAAACCTTGATTTCCAGTGCCAACCCCATGAGATCCGCCATTATATGGAGTGCTGTAATAAGCAAAGTCGTTGCCGTTTCCGCTTGGCGATCTATAACATTCAATCTTTTGCTCCTGACTAGATGTAGACGGTGAATAAACAAACATCAACACAGACTCATCTGGCAGCTTTTGGAGCCATAGCGTCCAACGTAGCATTGTGGCGGGTAAGTCAAGATCAATACCGATACTGGATAGGGTCGTTATGTGACCATCAAAATAGAGATAGTCTTCATTGTTGGCCATAGAACCCCTCTGTATCTTACCAGTTGTAGCGTTGCCACAGACGCAGTATTCGTTGCCGTTGGAGTCGGCCACGAAATTGGACACAGCCAGCTTAGATATATCGGCCCCGTTTGTCTCATCGTACTGGGTTACAAGACCGGCCTCGTTGAGCATTTCAACCAAGTCATTCTCGGTTGGCATGCCGGTAAATTCTACTCGCGCGGTTGGCCGGTTATCCCCAACCATGACTTTAGATTTGAGCAGGGCTTCAATGTATGGAGGTATAGTCAGCATCGGCTACACCTCCAAAAACACTATGTTAAATTCAACACAGTCGGCTTGAATATAGTCAGGATCAAGGGACTCAATCAAATAAGTGCCGTTAATGCTTGTATTATCGATAGTCAATGTTCTCTGTGTTCCTGCGTTCATATCTGCCAAAAATGCTTCATAGGCAGCTTCAGAAGTAACATATAGTTTCATTATTTCTTGTCTACTTTCCCGGCCCTTCTGCTGTATCACGGTTACTTTTTTCGATAAGTCAGCAGGGTCTGGCAGCACCGGGTTCTTAGTCAAAGGCCCGGGAGTGACCCCGGGCTTTAATGTGCCAACTAATATTTTTAATGCTGTTGATCCCCATGTACTTGCCACAAAGCCACCTCCTACGCCATGCTGGGCATTGTTGCTACCCTGGATGGTATGCGGCGATTACCGCGTTCAAATTCCTCTGCTATCCGCTTTACTACTGCACCATCATTAGTCTGGAATTGATGGATTACTGTGCCGGTATGATTGATGGTCTGCCCGCCAAGAGCCGCCATGCTCTTACTGTTAGATAGCACCTGCGCGCCACGAGGTAGGTTCACCAGTTCGGGGCCGTTCTCGCCTACCCATGATACGCCGCCCTGCCAGAAGTCTGTGCCGGTTGCCAGATGTGATCTATGCTCTGCAGATATCCCCATAGAGGATGGATCATACACCACTTCGCCAGTAAATGCCGCTTTGATATTGGCCCCTATACTGCTAAATCCAGCTTTGAGCTCTCCCCATTTGGATTTTACGCCGTCCCAGAATTTACCCAATAAATCAGCGCCCCATTTGTAGGCGCTTTTCGCCATATCAGACAAGGTTTTACCAAGATCAAGAATCCCCGCTTTTAAAGCTGCCATATTAGGTGCCCATGCGCTTTTAATACCAGTCCATATCCGTATGCCAAAGGCCTTTACCTTGTCCCAGTTCTTTATCAAGAGAACACCCGCAACGACTAAGCCCGCAATAATAGCAACCATCCAGCCAACCGATATGCCCAGAGCAGCCGCCAATGCCTCAAAGGCTCCGGCAATAATAGGCCAGGCCCTAGCTACCCAACCAACCACAGAAGATAGAACTCTGCTAAGACCTCCAAACACTGATTTTAAAACACTTCCTATCTTTGTGAATGCCGGGGCTATCATTTTACCAGTGGATATTACTTGTCCTATTGCCCAAGCTGCTGGGCCTAGGGCGGCCGCTATTAAACTGCCTATTACGATAACCTGCTGTGTACTCGCCCCTAATTGCCCAAAGGCTTTAAGCAATTCATTTATTTTGGTTATTACTGGAGTTATGGCCGGTAGAAGATTCTCGCCAAAAGTAGCTCCTAATTCTTTTAAGCTCTCGCTGAATATTCTGGTCTGATTGGCTGCACCGTCTTGAGTTCTTGCAAAATCTCCTACGGCATTTTTCGACATCTCAGTAACATATGCGTATCGGAGTTGAACTTGTTCTGATTGAGTCATAGCGGATATTTTTTTCTTTATCCCCCGCGCTAACGCAAACTCTTCCAAATTGGCTTGTGTCATAACGATACCCAGCTGTTTAAGGCTCTCTGTTTCTCCTGTGAATATTGAAGTTAATGCTGTATTTGCGACATCTATACTGATGTTTTTAAAACTCGCCAGATCCCCCGCCAAACCAACTAACCCCATACTCATCTTGGCTGCTTCTGCCGTTGTTAGCCCCATACCTGTAGCCATATCTCCGTAGGTTGCCGCCATATCAAGAGCTGTCCCCTTAGCTATACCAAAACTATTTAGTGTAGTTTTTGCCCACTCTTTTATCTCGGCTGCATTATCCTTAAACGCAACATCCACTTTATTCAAACTCTCGCTCATATCAGACGCTAACTTAAACGAGGCAGCAGCGATCCCGATGATAGGCATAGTAACACCGAGGGTCATGTTTTTTCCTATGTTTTTTAATTTACCGCCTATAACTTCCATCTTTTTGCCGAATGTCTCTACTTGTTTAGTAGAATCAGCAAGCCCTTTTTTGAACGAGGAAGCGTCCGCGCCTATTTTTACGAGTAACTCTCCTATTTTCGCCATGTTCTCACCTCGCTTTATTGCGGGTATTCTATTTGTTCAGAATAACTTGCAGTTCCTGCATCTTGGCTAGCATCTCTTCCCATGATTGCTTGCGCGGCTCTTTTTTCTCTGCTCCGGACAGTTCAACCGGCATGAAATCATCCGGCACAAAGGGTCTCTCTTTTTCGGATCTGAAAATATTCCTTATCAGGGCAGACAAGAAAGCGGTATGTTGCCAATGTTCATACCGCTTGACCAGCCATTCATCTTGTTCCATTTCGTCTAGAGAAACCAAAACCACCTCCAATTCGGAGACGGTCAGTTCCTGCCAGCATTCCGGTTGTCCAAACGCCTTCCCTAATCTTGCTCGGGCTTGGGCTTGTCCTTTATCACTAAAGACAGCAGAGGCCCGTACAGGCGTTTTATTCCAGTAAAATTTACATTTATCCATGCCTCCATAAACGCTTCAATTTCGGACGGATAACACTCGTCAATGTTTATCGGTTCTAATTCAGGGAATATTTTTATCATCTGTTCACCCAAAACATTAATTACATCGGCAATCTCTCCGTCGGTTATTGCCTGCCATGCCGGTTCTATTTTGGGCATAAGGGTGTTTTTGATGTCTTTGATTTTCATTTCCCGGATTACTATATTCTGTCCGGCGATATTTACAGATTCAGTCCTCATTTTTCCTCCTACGCTGCCGCGTTAGCTACATCAATGGTATAAGTTTTGGCCGCTTTACCGGTTTCCTGTACTATTATCTGTAATTCAGTATTGGCCCCATCTGCCCCTAGGCTTATAGCGCCTGAAGGCGTGGCGGTCAACAATGCCTGGACAAATACCCCAGCTCGATACAGTGCCGCAGTACCTGCCACAAAGGTTGCAGTTACGGTGCAAGTATCCCCTATGCTTACTGCTACGTAGTCATAGGTTGCCGCCGCAAATACCGGGTACAAAGTAGCGGTAGTGATTGCCAGAGCCGAGCAGTTATTCGATGCAGTAACGGCATCGGTCAATGCCCCTGACCATTTTAAGGTAGCGTTAAAAATTATTTGTTTATCAATCTGTGTCTCATATTCGTAGTTGGTTATGATCGCATTCCCGCTAAATCCTTGGCCATTAGGGAACGTGATGGTGTATGCACTGGCAGTCTTATTCGCCCAGTCTGACTTAATGGCTATTTGCCCATTGGTGTCTCCAATGATGTAATTACATTTGATTGGCAGTTCACCAGTTTTTATGATTGCCGCCGCAATAAATTCCTCATAACCTCCGCTTGATCCATGATTGGTTACATCTATAAAATCCCTATCGAATTTTATGTTACCCATTTCAAGTATTTCAGCTACCGGTTGCCCTGCGCGGGATAATGTTACCCCAAAGGCTGCTTGTGCTGCAGTCATGGTCATTCCTCCTTAATCTTGATAAAAAACACTGTACTCCTGGTCGATAAAATATAGTTTCAAGTCCTCGATCCAAACTGCGTCTGTCTCATTTATCAGAAACGCGTGTCCAATCTTTGGATCGACTGCGCGCCAGGCATCAATAGCCGCTGTTATCTGGTCAGCGATCAGTCCCGCTTCATCTGCGGTATTTGCTCCTACAGATATCTGCTGAGTATAAATGCTGGCGCCGGAAGGTCCGCTATGGCTCACAAGCCTGTCCCTGTCAAGTTCCTTATGAGGAACATAGGCTGGGACAACGTCCTGCGGTATCTTATTAGCCGGGTATATGCGGTCATCTACCAGGGCAGTTAAGCCAGCACAGCTAATTAAATAAGCCTGTAGAGCATCCCTAAATCTCACCTAACCGCCTCCTTTTGCTATTTCACTTCTAACATAGTTCTCAATGATCCTGACCACCTCCGCGCGATTAGTTTTCATGGCTGGTCGCATAAAAGGTTTAGCCCGGATCTGTTTCTTAGATTTCTTGCGTTTACCCCTCTTGGTCTTTTCAATATTCATAGCTGCCCCTGGGGCCCGGTGCCCATATTCAACAGCTGATGGAATATAATAGCGAGTGCCGGTCTTAGTAGTCACCACAAACTTGTTGTTCATGGCCTTATCCATTCCTGCCGCCGCAAAAGCCTTGCTCTTGTTTTTATCCCAGGTAACAGTTGATATAACGCCGCGTTCTAAATCTCCCCTAATGTTATGAATCCTACCTCGAGCATCATCCCTTATAACGTCAGCGCCTTTTTTTACGGCAGTGCCCAAAACGGATTGAATATCGTTCATAACCTTGTTGCAGTTTCTGGTTACTTTATCTAGTCCATCCACCTGCAGTTTAATTTTCATGGAGTCACCATCTCGTTGCAGAGCAAGAACATTTCACCTTGTCGCTGACGACTTGGATCGATGTAGCTGATGTTAAGTATCCGACCTCGCCAGATTACCCGCATTGTAGGCTTTATCTGATGCAGAAACCGTATCTTTATCTTATGCGTAGCCTCGGCCACCAGCTGGGGAGAATAAAAGTTCTCACTTCCGCCAGTGGTCTGAACATTCGCCCAGACGGTCTGCCAGTTCTGCCAGGTCTCTATTTGTTCCCCGGACGCGCCCCTGCTATGGGTTGATATTTGGATTATAATTCTCTGATCTAATTCGCCGCTTCTCATACCGGTATCACCCGATTCAGATCCAGCAGCGCTTTAACTGCAAAGGGAACCTCCTGCATGGTCTTCTCGCTCACGCCCTCGCGTTGCTCGTACCAGTGACCAATTAACAGCAATAAAGC